TCTTCGTTTGATTCAAATTTTACTGCTGGTAGATTTCTTTTTCTTTGTTCAATAAGTTTTGATTGTTGAGTGTTGGCTTGGCTAATTCTATCTGCTTTACCTTTTTCTCTTGCCTTTTCTCTGTCGTCTATTTGAGATTGCTCTATACCTTTAAGTTGCATATTGTAAGCAAACTCAGTTTCCATTAGTTGCGATTTTAACATAGCTTCATTCTTCATCTTCTCTATTTCCATTGCAATCTCAGCTTGTTTGATTTGCATTTTAGATTGAGTTTCTAATTGAATTCTTTGCTGTTCTTGTTGAGCAGCCATCATCGCTTGTTGTTGTGCCATTTCAGCCTGAGCAGCTTGCTGCATTTGCCCTTGCTGCTGTTCCATTTGAGCTTTCTTTTTACGTTTAGTTTTTAGTAATTGATTAGCTAATTTAAGATTATGTATCTCTCTAATATCTAAAGCATCTTCTAAATTAATGTCTTGTTTAGATAAAGCCATTTGTATATTAGCTTCTAACATAGCTCTTTCTTCTTCATCAGGAGCTAACTCTAAAAATATACCAAAACTATAAAGATATAAGTTTTTAATATCTTGAAGTAAGTTTAAATTATACTTACCTATCTGCATAGCAAACTGGTCTTTAAACTCAGAGTATTCTAAAACATCAGCTGTTCTTAACACTATGCCTTCTGCTAATCTTCTTGTTATATATAGACTTGCGTTTAATATATGTCTTGTAGCTGTATTAGAATTTAAAGCTGCTAATTTTTGAACACCAACTAATGCGTCTGGATTAGGAGTAGAACCATCACGAGCTTCATTTAAACCTGTTACAGTTCTTATCATATCTAAGTAATGATTGTAATTAGCAATAAGCATTTGCATTTTTGCTCCACCACTATTAGAAGTTAATTGAGTTATAGGAACTTTAGCGTTATTGAATTCACCATCTTGAGTGAAACTTCTACCAACTACACTACCAGTTTGAAAATAAAGCCTTAGAGCATCTTCAGGACTATAAGCATTACCTGTACCCAAATCAACTTCATTAAGTCCGTCAGCATCTATAAAAACACCATCTGGAACCATTCTGGATATTACTTGTTGTAACTTTAAATGAGTAACTTGAATTAAATCAGCAAAAGGAATCATTCTTCTAACTAAAGATTCATACATTCCTTTATATAATCTTGGAGCACAAGCTACATAATTAGGTAAAGCGTTTTGACTTGCAGCTTTTGGTCTAACCATATTTTCTGCAAGCTCCCATTTTAATAAAATGTTTGTACCCATTACCATTATTCCATCATACCATACTTCAATTTTTTTAGTAACCTTTTTAAACTTTCCTTCAGCCATCATTTCTTCAGGTGGGTTGAAACTATCATCTTTCTCAACCACTTTGAATGTACCATCAGACATTTCTTTTTTCTTATAAACAAAAGTATGAGTGGTCTTGTAGTTAAAATAAAGTAAAGTACAAGTATCTCTATAGAATAAAGAGTTCTCATAGTACTGTGCATTGTTATAATAATTATACCAAGATTGACTATATTTAGCAATCTCCTCCATATCTTCGTTAGTAATATCAGGATTTATTTTTACAAGCTCAGCCATAGGTATGGTCTTTAGCTCACCCCAATAAAAACAATCTTTAAAATAAGGGTCTTCAGTATAACTATATACTACATTAGCAGGGTCAACATAATTAAGTTCTATACCTTGTCCTGGTAAAAACTGATGTTTAGTCATACCAACACCTATAGTCATTATATCATAATCAACTCTTTTACGAATATCTTTATAATGGTTTTGATTTAATACAGTATCAATAGCTTCTTCTGCTGCAATTTCTACAGCAGGTTTATATTTCATTTGCATGTACAATTCCAGTTCTTCATCGTTTTCTGGAAGTTCTTCTTCGTTTGTTTGAAAAACATTTAAATCAAAATCTTCTTCAATTTGTTGAAAGAGTGGTCGAGCAACCATTTCTCCTTCTATCTTTTTTTGGAATGAATCTCTTTTTTCTGCAGACATTGCGTCTTCTGCAAACGCATTAATTTTAAACAACCTATCGTTTAAACCATTTACAACTATGTCTACAAATTTAGGAATAATAGGAACAGGTGTCCAGTCTAAGTTTAAATAAGACAAATCTCCATCAATAGCTATTTCGTTTTTATACTTCTGAACTGATTGTTCACCACGAGCATATAAACGTAATCTATTAAACTCTCCCCATTGATTTAAATATCTACAGGAACCATTATCTTTTCTAAACCACTCGTATTGAATAGCCTGTCCTACTTGCAGTCCGTACTCTAAAGTATCCTTTTGAGCGTCAGAAGCAAACTCATCTGGAAACGCAGCTGCTTTTAAGTTAATTTCTACTTGTTTCATTTATTAATAATTCGACTAACTTTTTCGCTGTTGTTATATCTTGCAAAGTTAATGCTAATTTTTGTTTTTTCTTTAGTCGGTGTATATAAGTGTTTTTGATTAGCCATTATAGCTAAACCAGAACTTATTGAGGCATCAAACTTAGTTCTATTACTTATATCAAACTTAGCCCAATCCTCTAATGTTCTTTGAAAATACATGTCACCCATGTCACCCTCAATCCTATGCACGCCTTCTGAATCAATTCCTATATATTTTTCAATATAAGATTCTATTGCAGACGCGTGTGATTGTTTAACGTCCTCTGATGTATTTGGTATACCTCCTAACTCTCTTTCTGTTTTAGAAAGTTTATTAAAAGTTTTATCAGGTCTGTTTAAACAAAACCCTCTATACCCTCTATTTTTAAAATGGTAAAGGAGTCGAGGTTTATTATTTTCACATAATATAGGCATGCCATAAAAAACACATGCCATTAATACTTCCTCAAAAAATATTTCTGCTGTTTGTGGTCGGGCTATGTATTCTAAAAAGAAATGGTTACTTGGTATTTCCTCCATACTAAATTTTGTCAAACCATGTAAAGAACCATTTGAACCTTTACCTACCACGACACCAGATATATCATAAGAGTCGCAACCAAATGTACCTAAATGTTCGTTACCAGGAAGGAATCTTCCATTCTTTCTAATAACATTATTTTGAAGTGAGCGTTTAGGTATGTAAGTTACAAAAAATCTTCCTCTTTTGTTTGGAGTCCAAACTACCTTAGTGTCTTTTATTCCATTCTCCCAACTAAATGAACCTTGAGTTATAAAATGTTCTTTTATAATACTATCATTATAGTCTATTTGTTGATATATCTTTGTTAGATTAAATATAGATTGTTTACTTTCATCTCTAAAAGCATGTGATTCTGAACGAGGAAACTGACGGTAATATTCATTTAGAGCATCAGGGTCATGTTTTAAAGAAACAACTTCGTTTTCCCAATAGTTAACTGCTCCTTGATATATGTATTCATTATCAATACCTACCACTTCTTGCTTAGGATTTTCTAATACAGGCATTCCATATCTGTCAATAAACCCCTCCATATTCCATTCCATTGGAACAAACAAAGAATAAAGTCCACTTTTTGTTTGACCATTTGCATTTCTAACTTCGCAGTTAGAATCATTGTATAAGTTTTTAAAATTTCTACCACCTTTATCTAATGCGTTTGAAGTAGAACCCATCATACATTTACCAATAACCTTACTCCCTAATCTCAAACATGTTTTAGTGACACGCCAATTGTTTAAAATATTTTCTGGTTTCTCCCACTTACCACTTTCATCATGTATTAGTAGTTGTAGTTTTTCTCCATCATAACTATTATCAGAAGTATTTTTCCAATCTATTGTTGTATCTAATCCCTCTAATACTTCTTCTTCTACATTAAACATATTTTTTTTAGTAATCTTAGAAGCAGGAACACGATAAGCTAATTCTGTTTTTGGTTTATCCATACCATCTTGTATAGGTTTAAAAAAGAAAGGATAGTTGTTAGAAATAGGAACTATTTTATCTGTAAACATTTTTTTCGCATCACTACCTGTTTTAGATAATATACCTATTCTGGCATTTTTAGTAATAGTACCAGTATTTACTCCTTCACAAGAACTCATAAAAGAAAAACCTGAACGCCTAATTTTTAAATAACACATTCCAAAACTTCTTTTATCTGCTTTACATGCTTCCCAGAATAAATAAAATATTCTATTAGCTTCTCTAAAATCTGGATGACCTACATCTATTTTAGTCCACTGTAAATACATATAATGAGTACCTGTGATATATGTAGACACACCATTATTCATAAACCAAAAACCTTGTTCTCTTC